CGCCGATCCGAATGCGCCACCCGACCCAACGGGTAACCCGGCCGCGAGGTTTCAGGCATTCCGCGGGCTCTTTCGCGATGCGGTGGGCAGGATTACCAATCGCAAACCAGAACAGCGGCGAGATTATGCGCGAGCGGCGCTCCTCCCGGCGATGGAGGCGCTAGCCGGCGGCGGTCGTGGAGCAACAATTAACGCACTGCTTTGCGACATCGAGGCGGCCTGCGAAGCGTGGGATAAAGACAAAGCCCGCGTGATTTCAGAACAGATTTTCCTAACAGCTTCGGAGGCTCTTCACTGTGCGAATGTATAACGCTACCACTAGAGACAAGTTACTTGTCATCGACATTTACGGCGACATTGGCGCGGATTGGTTCGGTGAGGGTATCACAGCGGCCGCCGTAAAAAAATCCATCGACGCGGCTAAAGTTGTCGACCGGATTCAGGTCAACATTAATTCGCCTGGCGGGGATGCCTTCGAGGGAATCGCCATCAAGAATCTATTATCGAAGCAAAACGTTCCGGTGGCGGTGGACGTTGACGGCGTGGCGGCTTCCGCTGCATCGATTATTGCGATGGCCGGCGACACGATTACGATGCGAGCGGGGTCGATGCTGATGATCCATGACGCTTGGTCAATCTGCGCGGGGAACGGTTCGGACATGCGCAAGATGGCTGACACGCTCGACAACATTTCGGGGGCGATTGCCGATTGTTACACGCAAAAGACCGGGTTGCCACTCGACCAGATTAGGGCAATGATGGCCGAAGAAACGTGGCTTGATTCGGAAACGGCAAAGCAACAGGGCTTTGCGACCGATATTGCCGAAGACAAGCCCAAAGCACTCGCAATGGCGCGACGATTCAGGGCACTCGCGGCATTTCGGCATGTCCCAGATAAGTTCAAGGCGGCCGACAAATGTGCGTGCGATTGCCAGAACTGCATAGCGGGCGACTGCGCGGATTGCACCGACAAAGATTGCAACGATCCGAATTGCGAGGATTGCCCGATGCAGTGCAGAGCCAACAGCCAGGCGGAATCAAATCTGAGCCTGTATCTTCGACATTTCGAATTAAAGACTGGCCGAAAGTTTAAGCCTGAAGCCGACACAGAGACACGGTAACGGGCAAGCATCGAGACCGGCGCCAGGGCGGCGGTAGGCGGCGCACCAAACCAAACCCAACCCATTCAGGAGAAAAATTTATGTATTCGGTAGCTCTACGGGAGCAACAAGGCAAAGTCGCGTATGATATGAGCGCGATTCTTGCCGCTTGTCAAAAAGAGAACAATCGCGGGCTCACTCAGCCTGAACGCGAAAAGTACGACGCACTGATGATCCATTACGATTCCCTCGAATCGGACATCGTTCGCGCCGAAAAGGCGGAAAAGGCCGAAAAGTACCTCAACTCCGTCTCAAACCCGACCCGCATCACCGGAAGCGGCACTGGAAAAGCGGCGGCCGGCCTGCACCCCGACGCTATCCGGGTGCGTGCCTATGCCCGTAAGCGAGGTCTGGTGCTTACCAACGCCGCGGGCGTGCCGGTGGACGAAGATCCGCAAGCGATTGCTTACGAAACGGCATTCTGGAACTATTGCCGACACGGTGCCACTAACCTGTCGCAAGAAGATCACGCCGCCCTCCGTGCCGGCTGGAGCCCCCACAATGCTGTTCAGAACACTATGACGACTACCACCGGCTCTCAGGGCGGGTATGTCGTTCCGATTGGCTTTTCGAACATGATCGAAGAGGCGCTCAAGTGGTTTGGCGGGATGGACGTTTGCGGGAAGTTCACAACCGGCACCGGTAACCCGCTGAACTATCCGACAGTCAACGACGCCTCTAACACCGGGCGCATTATCGGGCAAAACGTCACGGTTACCAATACCGATGTCGCCTTCGGTCAACAGAATTTCAGCGCTTATATATTTTCTTCCGACATTTGCCTTGTTCCGGAAGCGCTCCTGACCGACAGCTATTTTGATCTGCCCGCCATGCTTGCAAAGCTGCTGGCAATTCGGCTGGGACGGATCAAAAACACAAAACTTACAATCGGGAGCGGGACCAACGAACCTAACGGCATTGTGACAGCGGCGGTCGCGGCAGGCAACATCTACACCATGCCGACCGGGAATACCACCGCAATTTCCTATCCCACGCTGGTCAACATCGAGCACACCGTGGACCCTGCTTATCGCGATGACTCCACCTGGATGTGGCACGATTCTACACTGAAGGCGCTTAAACTGCTGGTGGACGCTCAAAACCGTCCGCTATGGCAGCCGGGTCTGACGGCTAGCTTCCGCGAAGGCGCTGGCGTCACGCTAGATAAGCCAGTGGTACTCAACCACCCCTATGTGATCAACCAGGACATGCCACCAATGGCCGCTAATGCGACCTCAATTCTGTTCGGCGACATGTCTAAATATCTTGTTCGCGAAGTGGCGGGTGGAATCACTATGCGTCGTCTTCTTGAACGGTACGCTGACAACCTGCAAGAGGGTTTCTTCGGCTACATGCGCCTTGACGGTCAACTGGTCGACGCTGGCACACACCCTATTGCTGTTGGCAAAAATTCCGCGACCTAAAACAACCAAGTTATAGGGCGGATGGCGCGGGGCCGGGGCTTTACTCCCTTTCTCGGCTCCGCGTTTCAGCCTTTCCTGGTAAAACACCATGAAGAAAATAAAGTTCGTTCAATCAATCGCGGGGCACGCTGAGCCGCTTTACAGCCTTCCCGATTTTTCCTTCCGACCTGGCGAAGAGGCGGAAGTCAACGCGACGCTGGCGGATGCGTGGATTGAGGCAGGCATCGCCCAACCCTTTTCCGACCTAGTCGATCCAGCCGAACCGCCCAAGAAAAAGAAGTAAATGTCTCTTACCGTAGTCACGCCTCCATCGATGGAACCTGTCGACCTGGCCGATATGAAGACGTTTTTGCGGGTCGATACGACTCTCGACGACGATCTCATTACCGGCCTGATTACGGCGTCGCGGACGTGGTGTGAGGATTATACCCAGAGACGGTTCATCAACCAGCAGTGGCGTTTAGGCTTGGACTTCTTCCCCGGGACCGTTTTTCGGGACGGCGTTTCGGATCAGTATTCGCGGCCTGTGTTGGTCGGCCCGACGGCTGTTTTTGCCGGATTCCAGTACGCCATCTTGTTGCCGTATCCGCCGGCTGTTTCTGTTGACTCCTTTACATGGAAGGACCAAAACGGAGACACGCAAACCTTAGCGCCGATAACCAACTACACGCAAGATCTTGTTACGCAACCGGCGCGGCTTACTCCGCTCTTTGGTCAAATCTGGCCAATCGCCCAAATCATCGCGAACGCCGTACAAATTACCTATACCTGCGGCTATGGGACAGTCGGCTCGGAAATCCCGGCCGGGATTCTCGTCGCCATTAAGCTGCTCGTCGCTCACTGGTATGAGAACCGTGTCCCGGCTGAAAACGATATCCCTCTCGCTGTGAAGGCTGTTCTCGGTCCTTATCGTGATCTCCGATTCTAGGTCGAATTCGTGGCAAAACATCGAGATCGGGCAACTGCGATCGCGCGTGTCGATCCAGGCTCCTGGCGGGACGCAGGATGCAGGCGGCCAACCGCTGCAAACCTGGACGACGGTGTATCAGTGCTGGGCGCGGATCGGCGACGCGACGGCGCGCGAGCTGGCTAACGCGGACCTGGTTTCGTCGCAAGTGACGCACTCGGTAACGATTCGCTGGCCTGGCGCGACGCCTCTCCTCTCTCCAGGCATGCGGGTGCAGTATGTCGGCGTCGCGGGAACGCAGACCTATATCGTGCAGGCGATTCAGAACCCGGAGCAACGGAACATTTTGCTTAAGCTTTTGTGCCTTGCAATCAACGTGTCGGAGTAACTCATGGATTTTATTACCACCGAAGTTAAAGGCCTCTCGGAGGTCGAAGCCAAGCTGAAAGGCCTGTCTCTGAAGCTCGCGACGCGGAGCGTCCGGAAAGCGGTCGGAGCTGGACTGGTCGTGCTTGCCGACGAAGTGCGATCTCGAACGCCAGTCGAAACGGGGCTGCTGAAGTCGAGTGTCGCCGGGACGATCCGGGTCTCGCCGAAAGAGGGCGGCGCGGTGGGCGTTGTCTCGTTCGGTCCGCAAGGCTATGTCGCGCGCCTGGTCGAGTTCGGACACCGCACCCGGGCTAAATCCGAAACTGGCAAATCGAAAAAGAGCGGAGCCATTATCGGGCACGTTCCCCCTCATCCCTTTATGCGGCCTGCGTTCGATGCAAGTAAAGAGCGCGCGGTCGAGGCCTTCACCAACACTCTCAAAACCGAAGTGGAGTCAAATTCGTGATTCAAAAGCTCTCTCTCTTTTCTCTCATTGTGGCGGCGGCCTTTGCTGTTAGTGGCAGCGCGCAAACGGTAGTCAGTGCAACAGTCACCAGCTCTGAAAATGCGCCATTCGCGAACGGCACTTGGCGCGCCACACTTGTCGACGCGAACACAAACCCGCTCTATCTTTCGCCCGGTTCGTCTACCTATAGCGGTCCGCGCGTGGTGTCGGGGTCTCTCGATTCGACCGGGACTTTCTCGGTTACGCTCACACCGAACGCAAGCATCGCGAGCGGGTCACAGTGGAACTTTACAATCTGCAGTTCGGCGGCAGCGACCTTTCTCAAGGGTACGTCGACCTGCTTTACATCAGCGCAAACAATCAGCGGATCGACTCAGTCGCTTTCGACGGCGCTGTCCTCCGTCTCCCCCTCTCTTGCCATCTCAACGCCGCCGATTATGCTTCCGGCTGATCCGACCGCGGCGCTCGGAGCAGCGACCAAGGAATATGTCGACGCTCACGGCGGCGGTACCGCGACACTTCCTAGCGGTTCAACAGGCCAGTTTCCGTACTATGCGGCAAACGGGACGACGGTCGTCGCACACACGCTCGTTGCGGCGGATATCCCAGGCACTGTCGGCAATGCGGCCACGGCCACGGCGCTCGCAGCGACCCCCTCAGGCTGTACGGGTAGTCAGTTTGCGACGGGTATCGCCGCAAACGGAAACGCGACTTGCGCTACACCTTCCGGCGGCGGC